ATGGAGATTGTTCCAGAACCAGGACAATATTATACTTTTTTATATACTGCTAAAACACCAAACATAAGGTATGATCAACATCCACTAATTGCGTGTACAGATGTAGAACAGTGGGGTTTCAGAGGATTTAACTTCCACTGGGGTACGAGCAGAAACTACACTTGGGGTGAATGTCAAAGTCAGTTGTACCTGATAAAACCCAACGAAATTAAGGATGCGCGGTCACTATCCTACGCTAGTTTTAAGATGTCAACATAAATATGGATAAAAGAATAACTTTTTTATGCTTTCCACTCAATACCGTCTCCGATTGGAGTTCATTTGCAACAAAATTATTAACGGAGAAGAGGTAAACCTATCTGACATGATCTGGGCAGATAAACTGGCAAAATCGAATAGATCAGCAGGTGAGATGTTAAGGAGAGCTAGAAGACAAGCAAGAAACCCTAACATGCAAGAGGGTGACTTAGACGATTTTTTGAATAAAATGGATTTGGGACATCCAGATCCAACTAATCATCTAAGTGGAGATACGGATATAGACGACATCGCAGAGTGGTTCAAACAGGAGAAAACGGATGACTGGCGACAACGAGATTAATCCATTCGATCTTTACGAAGACGACTGGTATGCAAGCTTTAATATGGGTATAGAAGAGGTAAGATCTCTCTATGGAATTATTTCATTCGCATATGAAACTTGGCCAGGGTCTCCAGCGAGACCAGTTGAAGAACAGGAGCATCTCCGTTCTCTAAAAATGAGATTGTTTGCCATTATGTCTCAATATGCGTTTGATTGTATGGAGTTGGATGGGGACACTAAATAACAATAAAAGCTAATGGCTAAAATCTATCGTTATCCATACGATATGATGGACCGATCAACAGATTATATGTTGATTGAGTCAATTGTGTATAAACCGTCTGGCAAGATGCCAGATTTTACTGGTGCTAACTCTCCATTTCAGAGGTTAAAGACTGAAAAGGCGAAGTATAATATTGTGCTGCCTATGCCTAATCAGATTGCATCGGCAAATACAGTTGGATGGGGAGAATCTAGAATTAGTGCATTAGCAGGTGCAGGATATAATATGGCGGCTGGCGCTCTGAATGAGTCGATGAAAACAAGTGGATTCATAGCGAGTGCTGCAGCTGCTCTTAATAAAGTAAAAGAAGTAGGACAGGCAAATCTTAATGCAGGGGTATCAGTCGGTAGTGAAGTAAGAAATTATATTAGAGACTTAGCAGCTGCATCTGCAATCAACTCTCTCGCTGGTAGCAATATTAGAGCGGGAGATTTTATGGCAAGAACTCAAGGTAAGATTGTAAACCAGAACCTTGAGTTATTGTTTAATGGTGTAGCACTGAGACCTTTTAACTTTTCATGGGATCTAACACCTAGAGATGAGAAAGAAGCAGGAGAAATTAGAGAAATACTTTACAGATTAAAGAAATCATCAGCAGCAAGAAGAACAAATAACTTATTCCTTGGCAGTCCTGATGTATGGAGACTGTCATACAGAAAGGGAACACAAGTGCATGGATTCTTAAATAGATTTAAGATCTGCGCTCTGACAAGTGTTGGTGTCAACTACACTGGTTCTGGTCAGTACGCTAGTTACAACGATAGTATGGGAACTCCTGTTCACATGCAATTAACACTCAACTTCACAGAGTTAGAACCTATCTATCGTGAGGACTATGAAACCTATCAAGGAGGCTCTGGTTTCTAATGACACAAGAAAGATACTTTGATATTCTACCCAACTTCAAATACATCAATCCTGTCCAGGAGGGCGGGAAAAGAGAACAGTATGTTGAAGTAAAAAATCTTTTTACCAGAGTCAAATTAAATAATTCTGTTCTTGGAAATATTACTAGTTTTCAAGGATATAGCATCTCAGATGGTGAGAGACCTGATAATGTTGCAGAAAAACTCTATGAGGATCCAGATCTTGATTGGGTAGTTTTGCTATCAGCTAATATTACCAGTGTCCAAGATCAGTGGCCACTTTCATCTAGACTTCTATATGAAATTGCAGAGGAAAAATATGGAACTGCTCTGAATGAAATTCACCACTACGAAACAACAGAGGTCAGAGACATTAATGGAAGACTGATTCTTCCTGGCGGTCTTACAGTTGATCAAGGGTTCACCATACCAGATCCAAACAACGCACTCTTAGATCTAGATCCAACAACAGCAGTATCCAACTGGTTGGTGGAAACTAGAAAAAACAATGAAAAAAGAGCGATCCAAGTACTGCGTCCGCAGTATGTGAATCAGCTCATTGATGATGCAAATGATTTGTTACAGTATCAGGAATCGTCTCAGTTTACTGATGACGATGGTAAAGTTGCCTTTAACGACCTGATCTAAATTAATGCTTCTAATTCTGCAACAGTGGTTGCAGCATCGATAGTAGAATAAGGAACAGCAGGATTATCCTTCAGAGACGGTGACTCTCCTTTCATTTCTGCTAGAGCTGTTGTCTCCTGATTTTCTGTTCTGATCTGAAGAAACTTGGTCTCCAGACTTTTCTTGCAAATTTCCTTTGCACTTGCAAGATCCACATCCACAGTCGAACTTGAGTGGTTGTATTTCCATGCGTTTCTAAATGTTATAGAGGGTAATTCAGTGTGAGAAATTACTGAATACTCAGATGCAGGAACATCCTTTGCGATGATATCTTCATCGGAAAGGACGCACTGCTCAGAAGGCACTGCTACATTGCAAAAACCGTCTGCACCATTGAAAACAATTAATTGGCGAGACATATCAAGCAGCGGCGACTACTACATTCTGAGCGGCGGGGAAGAGATGCTTTGCTCTCTGCTCTGCAAGAGCTGCAGACTCAGCAATAACTTCCAGTCTCTTTGTGTTAGCATTGTCACCGTCATCGAAAGTGACAACAAATCTTGAACCTGAAAAAGCCATTTTTACTAGGACTAAAAACTATAAAAGGGAGGATCTCTCCTCCCTTATTTATATTACTCTTCCGCCAGCTTCTGGAAGTAAGACAATGCGTCGTCTTCACTCTCCTGTGCAGACATCTGCTTTACAGGAGGATTGATGTCAGGATCATTGAATCCACCAGTAGACTCCTCTTCAAGAGTCTCAGGATCAGGACGACTTGATTGTGTCTTGTTACCAAGAACATAGTCAAGACGCTTCTTCAAATCATCATATGACTTGAACTGATCGGCAGCGGTGATTTCTGCAAGAGAGTATTCCTTCTTCCAGATTGCTTCCATAGCGTCGTCATCGCTAAGGAGAGGTTTAGGTGCTGCGAACTCAGATGAGTCGTAGTTCCAGTAACCAGCAACTTTCTTGATCTTGATCTTGAAGTCTGCTCCTGCCCAGAAATCAAAGGGGTTGATAGGTTCTTCGTCTTCAAACTCAGGTTGCATGGCAGACATGATCTTATCAAAGATCTTCTTACCATACTTGTAGAGGAAGACTTTACCTTCGTTCTCAGGGTTGGAAGGGTCCTTCACAACATAGATGTTGGAGTAGTAAGAGAGCTTACGCTTCTGCTTACGAGCAATTTCTTTGTCTGAATCAATACCAGTGTTCCAAAGTTCACTGTTGTATTCAGATACAGGATCCTTGGCACCATTAGTGGTCAAGGAGTTTTCGATGTACCAACCGCCAGGACCTTGGAAGGCGTGAGAGTACAGTTTTGCCCAAGGCAGGTCTTCACCGTCAGGGGCAGGAAGGAAACGGACTACTGCGTAACCGTTACCAGCTTTATCTACTTCTGGTTTCCAAAGACGGTCGTCTCCAGAACCACCTCCTTTGTTGGTTTTTTCAACTTCCTTTACCAGTTTGGCGGTAAGGGAACCAAGGGAGGATTGTTTTTTGAGTGATGCAAAAGACATAAGATTCGGCTTGTGTAAATTGGATTTGGTCTTTACGGGTCTATTATAGGGCGGACCCACGCCCAATGTCAAGGTTCGATTTGTTCCCTGACTTTAGCAAGGGTTTTCTGCATGTTACCAAACAGAACGGCACAGTCAACATCTTTAGGGAATCCCATAAGAACTGCTGATTGCCTCACGGTATCCTTCATAGCAACTGCTCTAGGATCATCAGACAAACTCAACCTTGTATACAGATTTCTCTGCTTTTCTAGCAGATAGTCTAATTTTTCAAGATGATGTAGTTTTTCATCATTATCTAAATTAGCGAACTCAAAAACTTCGGAGTAAATTTGCTCCTGAAGCTCATTGATTTCGTCCATTGCTGCTTGAACTACTGGGGAGTCGAAAAAGTCTGACATCTTATTTAGAGTGGTAGTTTTGCCCTTGTTGTTTTCTTCATGAAGTTAAGATCGATAGCATCCCGTTTAATCTTCTCTTTAAGAGGTTTTGAGATTAACTTAGATACAGAGTCTACTTCTATACTATTCTCTTCACAGAATAAAATAATTGCCTCAATATAATTCACTTTTTCTTCTATCACAATTCTCTCTATCTCTAGAGAGAATTTAGCAGAATTCATGAATTTTTTATCTAAGGCTTTAGATAGTTCATTTTCCATTTAGTTGCAGATGAAATTCCAGAAAGTTACGAATGTAAGATACCAACATGTTCATATACTTCATTTTATCATATTCTTGGTACACTACACAATCACCGTCTTCACATGACATGATTATGACAAATTTTTTAACTGGAATCCCTGTCAACTCATAGTACATACAAGCATACGCTGCACACTGTACAAAGTATCCATCAATCCATTCTCTTGGTTTTGGTTTTGCTGATGTTTTGAAGTCAATAATAGCTAGTTCGCCATCATATTCTGCAATACAATCAACAGTTCCTGCAACACCAAGTAACTTGCTGTATAAAGATCCTTCTAATGTGTGTATGTTATCAATCCTATTTAAGTCTGGTTTGGCAATCTTAAATAAGAAATCAGGTAGGGGTTTCACTACAGGAAGATCTTCATTCTTCAAACAGTGTTCAGTCAGCGTGTGCATGTCAGTGCCACGACTGGTAGCTTTACGAGTAATCTCGTTTGCTTTGTCTTCCCCTATTCTTTTACGCCATTTGGCGAATTTTTCTCTGTTAAAGAAACTAATAACAGATGTGATTGATACCAGTTTTGAGTCTGGTGTATCATAATATCGAACTCCGTCTATAGTCTCTCTAGTGAGAGTCGGGAGTTGTGTTTCAACATGATTAAACATTACATACCGAGTGCCAATTTGGTGGTTAGATATTCTTTGCAGAGACCTGATCTAACAATATCCTCAACACCAAATTCAATGGTAGCAAATGATGGCATTTGTTGTAGGATTTTCATGAAATCCAGAATACCATTCCTTTCGTAGGTTTTTGTCAAGTCAGTTTGAGTAGCATCTCCACAAAAGTGGATTTTGGAGTTTTCTCCAACACGAGTGATGATTGAATCAAGCTCGTGGAAATTTAGATTCTGACACTCATCGACAATGATAATAGCATCATCGAGTGTTGTACCGCGAATGAAACTCGTAGACCAGAATGAAATAGTCTCTTGCTGCTTAAGATTGCCATAGAGCATTTCAAAATCCGCGTCAGACGGCATTTCAAACATATATTTTACCATATTCTTGTAAGGAATTTGGTAAAGTGCTGATTTGTCTTCGTGATCACCAGGTAAGAATCCAATCTCTCTGGTAGAAACAAGAGATCTTACAATATAGATTTTACTATATGGTGAGTTTTCGTCAAGTACATCTCTAAGTGCGTTATAAAGCACAATAAAAGTTTTACCTGTGCCAGCAGCACCGTAGGCAAAAATGTTTTTACCGTCTTTATAATCCGAGAAGAGAGATTCTTGATTATCAGTTAGTGGAGAGATATCCACCAAGAAGTCGTTGTTAATCGGTTTTTTCCTTCTCATTTGCTTAGCAGTGAGTCCGACACCGATTGGATTGTCAGTTTTTCTCTTCCTTGGCATAAGTTTTAGTCGAGGGTTAGTTTTTGACGGTTTCTACCAGTTTTTTGTGCTCTACTGAGCACTTCATTCCACCCTGGTTTGGATTTACGCAGCTTATCCTTCCACTCACCTACTTCACCCACACCTGGGGTGTTTTCTGGTGTGTAGTATCTTTCCCAGTCAGGATTATCTTCTTTCCACTGATCCCAGTCATGAACGCTCATTCTGACATCTTTTGTTTCGCCAGTTTCTTTGTGTTTTACAGGATAAGTTGCCATAAGAATAATGATGTAGTTTTATTTAGAGATCGACAAGATTGTCTTTATCAACATGAATTATATTTTGCTCGTTATAAACAATATCGAAAGCAATAGTAATTCTAGGCTCATCTTGTTCATGTTTACTTGTACCATGAACTAACCATGTTGGGAATAAAGTCATCTCACCTGGGATATTCTCTACTACAATTACATCGTCTTTATTATCCATATAAGGTGGATGATAAATTGTAGCAGTATCTTTAGTTTTTACACAAAAGTGTCCACTGATGTATGTATGAGGGTGTGTAGCATGATTGTGATTAGCAATCTGTTCTCCCTTTCTAAGAACATTCGCCCAACACCTAACTTTTAATTTGGGTGGTGTGTATCCAGGAACAACATTAGTGCAATAGATGTCATGAAACTCTCTAATTTCATCCAACAGTTTTTTACACTCAGGATGATCCCATTTCAATACATTGAAATATCTAAATCTAGCAGTAAGACTATCTTCTCCTAGATTAGTCATTCCATCATTAAGATCCTCCGTATACTCAGATACAATCTCCTTTTCTTTTACTAAGATGAACTCAGCAAGAGATTCTAGATCAATATCTAATGTTTTTTGAGCAACAGTATAGTCCCAAACAGGAGCAAATGGTGTGAAAGGAGGTTCACTTATAAACCTAGTTGCTTTAATTGAGCTCATACCCACTCTAGTGCTTTACCTACAGTGGGGAATTGCTCGCAGAAGATATGTTTTGCCATATTAGCAATATTCATGTGTTCCTTCTGTGTTCCATTTGCGCTTCTAAGGGCGATATAATGCGCCCAGGAGCGACATGAGCCCGTCATGTAGATCCTAGTGGGTACAGCGAGCGGAAGCACCATACGGGCGCATTCCTTGGCGACTCCTCTAGACAACATCTCACGATATAAATCCATCCCTTCGTCAAAATACTTTTGAATAAGAATTTGAAGATTTTGCCTCTCAAAAGGATCAATAGTGTCTAGACTATTTTGCCTGTTCTTCTTATCTTGCATACGGAGATCTGGCATAGGAATCCGCTGCGAAAGCATAGATGAGTCTGCATAGCGTTGCGAAAACTCTTGAAATGTAAAACTACGGTGCCTCAAAATTTGAGCCGCGATTGCCCTAGAAGTCTCAATCTCTAGCGTCATGTAAGCTTGTTCAAACACGGACCAGTGTTCATGTTTGATGCAATACTTCAGAAGTCCTTCAAAACTAGGATTTTCCTGATTATTAGGATTTGACACTCTGGCGATATACGCCATTGTTTCTTCTGCGTCAGGAGTTACCTGCACCAACTTCACTTTCTCCATTCAACCCTCTCATGTGTTTCAATTTTAGTCCTTTTTTAGCGATTTTCTTCGCTTTCTTCATGTATAGCAGCTCTTCCTCTGTATACAACCAAGGTTGCTTAAGAGCTGCCTTGGTCAGTCGAATCGTGTCCTTCATCCGCATAATAGACCTCGTAGTACTTGATAATTCCGTGAGTTATCATATTTCCCTGAGAGACCCAATCATGGGCACACTCGTAAATACTCCTGCTGGTGTATTTAGGTGACCCATCTGGATTCAGTTGACTACCAAAACTACCGAGAAGAATTGTCAATGCATTTCTCCTCACTGCCATTTTATCGGGAGTATATCTCCAATCAGTCTGGATATCCGTCATCGTCTCCTTCTCCAAAATATTCTACTGGATCATCATAATTTTCACGCTTATCAACATAAGCGTCTTTATCTGCAAAAACCTCAGATTCCAACTCAATGATCAATGCCTTGAGGGTTCTGACGAGACCTTTTAGAACTGCTCTATCCATAAAAATCGTGTTTTGACCATTTTACATAAAAAAAGGAGGGGCGTCAAGCCCCTCCTCTATTATGCGTAAGTGACATCACTTGGTGTAAGTTTTACCGCGATAGCAGAATGTACCGTGGGTTTCCTTACTTTCGACGCAACGAGTATCATATTCCACACCACGATATGAGGTGTGATGAATCTGTGCGTCGTGCAATGCAGCTGCCTTTTGGATCTGCTTGCGAATTTGGTTAAGTGTGTTCATTTGTTTACTCCTGAAGTAGTAGGGATTTTACTCCGTTCCTTCAGTCGTTTGCGTCCCATGGACATTCTGGTGTAGATTCCTTTACGGTCTCGACCAGCTCAAGTTTCCACTCTGGTTTCAGAGTCTCATGCTTTTTGATCCGAAGAACAATAGCATCAG